CCATCTCTTTCATTTTGTCTGAAAATAATAGTGGCAACAATATCTTCGGTGCCGCTTCCATAGTCAAGAAATTCTTCTTTGTAGCTGTCCTCAAGAATGTTGCCTTGATTGAACAATGCACTAATTGGCACCTGTCTAGAAATGGCGCCAGTGTTTGCGTCGTAGGGCACTGCAGGCAAAAGCGTCTCCCTTCCATCGCGCTTGGCAAGTTCAAGCAGGCTAAAAGTAGAATGCACCGACCAAAACTCTCGCCATGAAGACGGCTCAGCAATCACTCCGTCCATGAACAATCCATTCACCTCACAAAATTTCTTACTTCTGGATAGCTGCTCAAGATCAACTGAGAACAAATCGCCAGCATATTTCCCGATGCCATCGTTGTAGTCAAGGACTGTGTCAACAAAAATGTCGGGAGCGGTATTTGCAAAGCCATTGGGGACAGGTGAAAGATATTCAAAATTGGGCCGCCCCCACGAAACACCATTGATAGTCCCAGAAGTTCGTAATAGTCTTGATCGGCGCCCTTGCGTTACAAACATGCTCAAGGAACGCAAATCTTGCACATTCTTGCCGGAATACAAATTAAAGCCAACAAGCGATGCGTCTTGGTATAGGCCGGGAAAGTTGTTAAATTGCTCAACAATTTGCTCGCTGACAGCCCCGAGCGTAAATTCTGGCCCATTGTCAAAAGAAAACTGATACTGAGTGTCCGCAGTATTATTAAATAAGTCCCATTCGTTTGTTTGGACGGGGGAATTGTTCAATGGAGGTAAAAAATTGGTACTGTTGACAATGCTTCCCGTAAAAGAAAGAGTTCGGCCTTGCCCTAGCGAAATAGTCGAGGCATTTCCACTGTTCTCTACATAGAAAAAACGATATGCATTGCCTTCATTTAACAAGCTTTGCTTGAATTCAGCAATTGTATCTTGAACGGCTTCTATTTCAAAGTGCCAATTAAATGAGTTGCTAAGTCCAGACTGCCCAGAATTAAAGCGCAAGTAAACAAAATTGTCATTGTCAGCAGCGCGTCTTACAACAAAAATGCCCTTGACATAGGAAAACCCTGCATCGGTGGATCTTTTGTACTTAACCAAAAACATGGCAGTTCTTAGCTTAATACCATTGTCGCTAATCGGATAGCCAGCTACGCGATTACTACCATAAACCTCTTGACGCCCGCTAATCCGCCTAAAAGACCTAGCCTTGATCGCCAAGTCAACAATATGACAAGGAGAAATTGTTTCGTAACTTGCTTTCTCAACCTTTGAAAGCACCTTGGTAAAGAAAACATTGTCCGATCTAATTCCTCGCGCAATATCATCTTCGTAAGTAATAAAGTCGCGAAGGGCTTGCTTTTCGCCCTCGGTTAAATTTCTTTGAAATGCAAGTCGGGTGCCGGTGGAGATAAATCCTCCACCACGACCATAACTAACGGTCCTAAATTGCTGATAAACGAAAATATTGCCGGCGTTTAAGAGTGCTTGGGCGGTGGAAATGTCCCTGCGCTGATCTGCATTGAGAAGGCTGTTGGCTGTATTTCTTAACGACAAATATGTTGGATCGCTTTCCGCTATTTTCTTTGCATCTTGCTTTGCATTGGAAATATTGTAAGCCACACTTGGTGCAAGTCCTTGTTCGATGCAACGTAATGTGACAATTACATCGCCCTCCTCCGTGGATCCCCTGTTGGCACGAAGTACGCTAAATTTAGCCGAACCAAGTTTGAAGATGGCGGCGTTGTCAAATGCAGATGACAATGCTCGTCTTTGGTCGGCGGCCTCCAGCTCAACTGTTGACAATCCCTCCTTGTTAGTGGCGCTAAGAGTAACAGTGAGAATGGACCCAACAGGAACGGAGCGCAAAGTGCTAGACGGAAGATTGGACCCCCATAAAGCCGCACGATTTGGACTTGTAATGGCGGCTTGAATGCCACTGGAAACAGACTCTTCCGCACCAGCCTCATTGCGAATAATTACATCGGCATTGATTGGCACGGGAGAATATAGGCCAAATTGATTAGATGTGGCAGGCGAAAGAGCATGGCTAAATCCGTCGCCAGCGGAAGTAGATGACGATGGTGAAATACGGTAGAGGTTGCGACTGCCGACGCCAGCAGCGGCAGGATCACTTTCGCCATTGCCTCCATATATCAAATCATTTCCGCGAATAATGCCAGTATTGTTAGGGCGAAAATACAACCAATAGTTTTGTGCAATTAAATTGCGGATGGGAGTTTGTCCAAAAGCAGTGCGATCGGCATCAATGGCCCCAATGCCACCAGCGCCAAGCAGCAAAAGCATTTGAACATACTGACTACTGCCAAAGCTTTTAACTGAAGACCATAGCAGTGAGGTGGCCACCCTCACGCCACCGTTTGCGTTGGCAGCAGTATTGGTGTAAATAAGGTTGACGGGATCTCCGTATTTCGCTAAATTTTGGACGGTATTAAAGCCAAAGCGAGGGGCAAAAATATCATCGCGAGTTTGCTGACGCTGACCTTGGGGTGTAATTGAAGGAACTTGCGGCTTGGGCATCAAAAGCGCCGATGCCACTTGAGCTAGTATGCCAACAACGGCCAAGACAATTGCGACGACTTCCCAATTTCTAATATCTAAAACAGTGCCCGCCTTGATGTCGGTGTATTCTTGCTGCAAAAGAACAAACTCTAAGTATTGTTCTTTTGTAATGCCAAGCGTCTCAACTAGTTGATGTTCATACGGCAGAAGCTTGCGAAGATTATTGCTCATCAATCTGCCCAGTAGTATTTGCCTTTTGCCACTTTAGCGAAAGGCAGGGATATTACCTTCTTTCCAGGGCCTAGCAAAAGACAGTTTTGGCTGTCAGTGATTACGGCCATAGCCAAAGAGCCATTAGGCGATGGAAGATAAAATACCGCTCCCGGTCGTGGCTCTACGATTTGCCTTGCGTTTTTCCATAGCCATTTAACTATTTGCTTGTTGCTAATTTCTTCGGGCTGGCACTGCTCGTACACCCAACCAAACTCTTCCATGAAATCGTGCAGTCCTAAACGTTTTCGCACTTCCATGCAAAGCGCAAAACAGTCAGTAAAACCGCTTCCATCCTCTGGCCTTCTTGCCCATTGATGCTGAAGACCAATAAGATCGTTGAAAGAGGACGATGGAGAGGGTATCATTGCAAGAAAAGATCGGCGTTAAGGGGAAGAATGCCCACTAAATTGCGGGACAAGGAACGAGCAGGAAAGTTGGCTCCTACACTGTCCATTGCGCTCCTGAATCTAAGCTCAATCGTAGTCTCGGAGAAAGCGGCACCAATGCCAATGAAGCGCTCCGCATAGCTTTTAATGAGGCCATTGTTGACATTTAACCATGCCGTTGTAAGCGTGAGACGGCTAAGTCTATTGCCGTTGCCTTGTTCGACAAGGCGAATGGCCACTTCTACGTTTGGAAATAGCACTTGCACCAGTGCGTTGTCTCCGTTTAGATTGGAGGTGGTGCCTTCTGCTCGAAACGGGGCAAAGGCATATTGTTCTCCGTTCCACCTTACTTGCTCATTGACAAAATAGTTTTGGTAGCGATGGATGATCGAGCCGGGTTCGCGACCAACGACAATGGTATCAGTGGTGCTTAAATTTGCAAGGCTTTTGGCAGCGGCAGCATTGGTGAATGCTACAAGCTCAAAATATTGAACAATGCGAATATTGCTCATCTCTACACCAAGTCTGCAATGAGCTTAACACCTACATTGCTAATGCTTCGATACACAGCCTCGATAGAAGGAGCTTCTGCATAAAACCAAAGCGTTCGAGACGGTGCCTTGATGAGATTGATAGTGGTTGCACTTAAACCTGCGAACACTGCATCGGGTATAGTAAAGCCAATCGTTTGCCCTTGTTGCGTGTTGTAATGGTTGATCACTGCCTGCACAGTCGCCTCCGGCACGTTTTCATAATCAAGCTCGAGACTGAAACCGAAGGGGCGATTGCCAAAGCTGCGGCGAACAGTCTTCCCTGACAATGCACGGTAAATCTTCGTGGGATACTCCCCCATGGTCAGGCGTCTGTTTGTTGGCTTAAGCGATGGGAAAATGGCCATGATTAACGAAGACCAACGCGACGACGAGAAGAAGGAGAATTGGCAAGCTTGTCAAGAGCAATTGTTGCTCCGCGAGTAGCGCCTTCTCTCACCGATATTCTACGAGTTTCCGCCATGGCGGCTTCCAACTGAGCCCTGTCAACGTATTCCACGCCATTGATGGTAGTAGTTTGGAAGCTCATGGAAAGCATTGGCGATGCTCCAGCTCCTGACATGTCGCTGCCCATTTTGTCGCGAATGCTTTCGCCCTGCATTTGCACGGGAATAGAGCGGCCATCAGGCAAGGGAACGATTGCTTCGTTATATTTGCCTTCGCCCACAAGACCGAGAGTGGGACCCGTGACAATGCCACCATTTGCAAATCCAAACATGGAGAAAGATCCGAATCCACCACCAGCTCCAATACTGCCGAGTCCAGCAGTGCCACCTGTGACTCCTGCATAGCTTGTTGGAAGTGAGGCTGTAGCTCCAGCGCCGGGGGTCAAAGCTCCTGCGCCTGACAGTCCAGACGCAACACCCCCCATTACGCCCAAGGCTTTCAAGATGATCCCATAAATCATCATTGTGATTTGCTGGGCAATGATTTGCGCAGCCATGTCAAGGAAGTGATCCGCGATGCTTTGCATCATGCTGGCCAGCGCTTCTTGCGCCGATGCCGAGCCGGAAATCAAATCTTTGAACGCCGTTCCAAATGCGCTGCCGATTGCCTTTCCAGCTTCTACTGCTTGATAGCCCCAGTTTGTGAGCTTGGCAAGTTCCTCCTGGGCGCTAGCAGCACCTTCTTTGATGTAGTCAAGGGGGGATTTTGCTTCCTTGGATGGTGGCACTCCAGCTTCTGCTTCCTTACCGTTGCCCTCGATGCCGCCGCGAGCCTTTTCTAAATCCTCCAGCGCCTTCTTAAGTCGCTCTATTTGATCCGCAGATGCTCCCCTGGCTTCCGCTTCTGTAATTGCCGCTCGTGCATTTTTGATTGACAAGTCAAGGCTTTCTAATTGCGTGCGGACAAGTTTGCGCACCTCGGCCACTTGCTTGGCACGCTCGGGAAGCATCCCCTGTTGCAACAAGTCTTTCACATCCTTTTCGTAGCGCAACTGCTCTCGCTGGCTCTTGAGAAGATCTTCAATGGGTGCAAGTGCGTCTTCTCGCGCACGTTTCATTTCTTGTTCCAGTTCAAGCGCATTGGCCGATTGCTTGAGCCGAGCCGTTTCGCGAAGATCTGCTTTTTCCTTTTCTCCCTTAGCGTCTTTAAGGGCCTGATTTAGTTCACGTTGAATTACCAGCTCTTGACTGGTGTATTGAGCGAAGGCTTTAGCGATGGGATTGCTTTGCTGTAAAATCAGCAAGCGCTGCCGCTCTGAAAACAGCGCGTCGGATGCTGCCATTGCTTGACGGGCAATTTCCTCGGCCAGGCGAGCCGCCTCTTTGGCGGCCTTGTCGGCTCCACCTTTGGCGGCCTCCTTCGCGCCGCTTTCGCCTCCTCCACCTTTGATTTCAGCAAAAGATAAAGGTTTTGTGGCTTGTTGTTCTTCAAACTTGACTTGACGCTCCCTAAATTGAGCTTCTCGCAAAATCCCTTGACGAGCCTGAATAGCCCCTGCTAGGTCCTCAATTCGCGCACCTTGCGTTACACCATATCCCTGTTTTTTGTTGTAAATGGTTTGAGTGGTCACACCAGCCCTTTGCAGAGCGGCTTGCTGCTCTTTGTTGGGAGTTAAGAATTTGCGACCAAACACCCCTCCAACTTGCTCTTGCTGAGACAATTGCTGCAGCAATTTAACATCCCGTGCCGCCTGAAATCCTGCCTGCCTTGCCTCCGTGGCCGACATGGCACGAATAGCTTGAGCGGCGCCAAGAGCCTTGGCTCTAGTATCTGCCAGCGCTTGATTCATGGTCATAAATCGCTCAATGAGCAAGCCAATGCCTACCACCACCAAGCCAACACCTGTGCTTGCAAAGAACGTTCTCAGAGTTAATCCCGCTGTTTGGGCCATAAGCCCCATTGCCTGAGCGGACTGTCCAGCTCGAGCGCATTGAACGGCAAAACCAATTAATGCGGCAGCGGATCGAATGAGATTTGCGATCATCGGAATCAATGCTCGCAAGTTCAATAGCTGAATAGCAGTTGTTAAGACAAGAACGTTTAAGTACACTTTGGCAAAATAGCCGACAACGGGATTGCCAGCAATTTGCAATAAAACTTGCGCCACGCCAAGTGCGGCCTTTGCGAATTGACCCAGCACTTCAGCAATTTGCGTTGCATTTTGCCTGATACCTTCAAAGCTTGGGCGCAACTGCTCCAATGCTTGAGCCAATGCAAAACCACCCGCAGTCTTAGTTTGCGTGCCACTGAAGAACGCATTTAATCCATCTGTCACTACTTTGATACCGGCCATCATTGGAGAAACAACGCCGTTCAAAAAAGCCGTAGCGATGGGTTCAAAACTTTCATACAAACCTTTTATGGAAGTTTGCATGTTATTGATGGCACCTTGGAACGTCTTGGCGGCACCCTCTGCGCCAGCGCTAAATTTTTCATTAAGCACGACGCTCACATTATTAAGAAGCTCCATCATTGCAGTGCCTTTATAGCGACCGTCTTCTAGCGCTTCCGAAAATTTAGTGATCGCTTCGGGTCCCTTAAAGCCAGCGGCTTGAGCAAAGATTGCCATAGCGCCTGGCAACACGTCACCCAACTGTCCTTTTAGTTCTTCGCTCATCACTTGACCCTTGCTAGCCATTTGAGCAAAGGCATAATTCACCCGATCTACTTTATCTGCACTCATGCCAAATGTAGCCGCAGCCTTGCTAATACCAGTGAAAAGCCCTCTAACCTGGTCTCCGCTAAAGCCTGCGGGCTGCATTGAAGCGTATAATTTTGTGAACCCGTCCCGAGCCGATTGCAGGGGAATGTTGTATCTTTCAACCAAGTCAACAATTAGCTGATTAGACGCAACAACTTCCTGGCTAGTGGGAGAAATGGCCTTCAGTGTGTTATTAAAATTTTGCAATTGCGCGACTGCCTGTCCCACCTGTGCGGGGAAATCCTGTGCAAAACCAAGCAGTTTGTAAGCTTGTCCAAACAAAAGCACTTGCTTAGTCGCAAAAGCAAACTCGGCTCCTAGTTCGCGAATGAGACCGCTCCCCGGCAAATTAAGACCGCCCATGGACCCGCCAAGACCACCAAATCCCCCAAAGCCACCTCCGCCGCCCGTGCCACCATTACCGCCGCCCCCTCCAACACCTCGCAAAGCAAGCGCCCCTCCAGCGCCACTTGGAAGCTGTGGAAACCCACCTCGACCCAAAGGTACTTGCCCAGACACGCGAGATGCGATAACGCTTTCCCTCATGACTGCCGCATTTCTCTCGGCAGATCGTGCGCGTGCAGCCGCCTCGCGAGCAAACAATTCCGCTTGCCTCATACCAGCAGCACTGCTCATACCAGCAGCAGGCAGCGCTGGTCTTGCCATTCCAAACATGCTTGGCAGTTCGGTCGTAGCTCTCACTCCTGGCATGGGCGCAAAAGGATAGCGCGATACCATGGATTGAATGCCAGCGCCCCGAAACTGCCCTGGCTGTGCCATATAAGGTTCATGCCTATACGCGCCTTGGTTATAGGCCCATGGCTCTCGGCTGCCATGTGGCAGCGGCCCAATGGGGCTCATGTATTGTGTGCCGCCCCTGCCGGCCCCTCGAACGCCGCCGCCAGCAACAGCCACGGCACTGCTAGCAGCGCCGCCGAGCGTTGCTAGTTCCATGCGCATTAACGCAACAATTTTTCTAATTTCAGAAACGGCTTTGCCTTTGAAGTCCCTCAAGCCTTCAAGAAACCCGTCCTCCAAGCCTTCAGCGCTAAATTGGCCAAGTTGCTTGAAAACCTTAGAAGGAGAAGCGATACCTGCGGCGTCCTTGAAAGAATCGATGACGAATTTTGCACCCTTGCGTCCGCTTTCTTTAAGTCCCTCGAGACCCTTTGTCATTCCGCTGGCAATATCCTGCGTAAGACCAGGAATGCCGCTGATGATAGATTTTTTCAATTCGTCAACAGTGCGACCTCCCACTTCCCCCATAGGGATTTTCGCCTTTGCCATGCCTTGGTAAAGGGCTTCCAGTGCGGGCTTAGTCGCCCTATTGACCATCGCCTGAAACTTGGCGGCGTCCACAGTACTTGCTTCGGCGCCAGTGGCAGCGCGACCTGCCACCCCTCTTATCTGCTGACCAGCTTTTCCTAGCTCTGCGAGCGCCTTGGCTAAAACCTTTGCGTTTTCAGTTTCAGCCTTAATATTTGTTGCAACTTCAAGCTTGTAAGTTCGCCTTTTAATATTTACGCCAAGAGCATTTAATTCATTCTGTACGGCAATGCGATCAAATTTAATCTTGATTGGTAAATTATACCCAGCCGCTGCTTGCCCAAGCGTTGCCAGTTGATTCCTAAATGTGGACAGATCAAGACCTACTTTCAGCAGAAGTTGTGCGTCTTGTGCCACGATTTTACGCCAGCGTCTCTAGTTTCTTAATTCTATAATCATTCTTCCTTGTTTCGTCCAGCAAACGCTTTTAATTCGTCGGCCAACAGCGCGATCACTCTGCCGTCCATGCGTCGCGTTTTTATAAGACGCTGCATAACAATCAGGGTGGCATCAGTGATGCCGTCCTCTTTTTTAATGGCTTTGGTGTCGAACGGCAGGAAATGCTCTGCCTTGACAGTACTCTTTTTGCCCGCCATCATTCCCGCCACCATCGTCCCAAGTTTGGCGATGGCAACGCTTTCTATGTTGTACTTTGCAATATCATGCTTCTCAAGATACTTGAGCGCTGCCTTCACGTCGCGAATTGGCTGCTTCCCAAATTGGTCCGCATGCCATCTATCGTCCTTATAATCAGACGCCGAAAGACGAAAGTAGATGTCGTTCCAATTGGTAAGCGCCTTCAGGAATTTCCTGGCTTGGTCTTCTAACTGTTCTGCGATAGACCCTGCGGCTTGCTCCTCGCTTTTTTTGCTGCGTTA